CTTACATCATAAATCCGAATCCCGCCGGGGTTTCTAAAATCAGAGCCAAAAACAAGGTCACGGGATGGATCAATGTCACAGTATTTCATACTATGCTCTAGCGCCAAAGCACCTAGAATTGATGGCGAGCTTGGATTTGAAACATCTATAACCGCAACACTGTCATCCTCACAAATAACAAATGCTTTGTTATTGGTAATGTCCAGCTTGAGTTGAAATGGCTTGGTCATAGCGGCACTGCCTACGCTCCCAAGCACAGTCATATTCGTAGGGTCTGATATATCAATACACTGAACACCGCCGCCCCCATCCTCATGGGGTAAAACCATCAAGTCAGCTTTTCCGCCGGTTGCACCAGACGCAGAAATTATTGATCTTGTTAAATGATTACTCATCCCATTGCCTGCCCAGCAGTAAACCCATAATAAGTTGTACCGCCGTCATAAGTAATGAACACAAATACGTCTACGGCACCAGATGTAGTGCTAAGCGTCGGTGCGGTAGCCGCCGCCCAATCAACACTCGCAGGCCATGTAATTGTTCTAGCTGTTGTGTCTTGTATAACCTTTAACGTAAAGCCAGAAACCTTCCCGCTTGCCGCAGGATTGCTAAACGTGTAGGTTGTGTTGCCTGACAGCGTGTGAGTAAAGTTATCGCCATCTTGCAAGTTGATCGTTACCGCTGTTCCTGAAAGAGCGGTTGACTCGCTAATTGTTCCATTATCAAAAGTTACAACACCATTAGCGTCCGCAGTAACAGCCTTGCTCGCCTCACTGGTTCCTAGTGTAGTAACGTCGAGATAATTAATCTCTGCAGCTGTGGCAGTAACGCCGTCGAGGATATTTAGCTCCGCAGCAGTAGATGTTACCCCGTCGAGAATGTTGAGCTCTGCGGCTGTAGAGGTAACGCCGTCTAAAATGTTGAGCTCCGCTACCGTTGCGGTAATCCCGTCCAGCACATTGAGTTCAGCGGCCGTTGATGTAACAGCAACGCCACCAACCTGCCATGAGCCTGCGGTGAGGTTTGGCGCGATCGCCGTAGTCCCGTCCAGCAGGTCATCGAGCGTGTCGAGGTTGGTGTTTAGCTTTGTTCCCCAGGTGTCATCAGATGCGCCGACCTCGGGCTTTGTGAGTCCATATGTAGTGGTAGTTGTGTCGGCCATGCCTAATCGCCCCTATACGATGCTTCTGTCCATGTATCCGTTGGTTGAGTCACCGGGATCCACTTGTATCTAGCGTCTCTTTGAGACACCTCACTGGTTAGAGATTCCGATGCTGAGAAAGGTCTAATTCTAACATATGAGTCAGTCATAGACGCTGTAATCGTTGCTGTAGCCGCCCCTACGGCGCTGAAATAGCCGTTAGCGACAATTGATACTGCTGAGCTATCCGACGCCGCTGGCTGCTGTATTCGCTGCGCTACGGCCGCTGGAGTAGCTGTAGATGTGTCTCCGGCACCGCTTAAGTGTATCCGCTGCCATCTGCCTGAGCGACTACGGACGTCACGCTTACAGCAACCGGGACTCTCCATAGGTCAGGATCGCCGTACTGGTTAGTACCGTATGCGCTAGTCCCGTAGCCGGTTCTTAGCCTGTAATCAAACTCTGCGCCACCGTAGACATACTTGCCTACAGCGGTGGCAGATGCGCTTGGCGTAGCGGTAGCCTGGGCCTCCCATACTTGTGGGTAGCCATACTTACCAGCACTGTACGCACCAGTATCATAGCCAGTACGCAGGGCCATCTATTAGTCCAGAGTGATGTCGAGGTCGCCAGTTGGGATGCGGAATACATCACCGTCTGCAATGGTCTTCGCCGTACTCAGCGCGGCATGAACCAGCATATTGCCGCCGGTAGATGCGTCATGTACGCCTATATGGCTTACAGAGCCCCAGTTGGCTGTAGCGGCAGGAAACTCTACCGCAGCGGTGTTGCTTGCCGTATCGCCCGTTACAGAGAAGGTGACAGCGGTTCTCGCATATGATCCGCCAGATACCTCAGTTCCTGCAGCGCCGGTATCGGTTGGGTCTGATGTGAACAGGCCAACGTACCAGGTTGTTGGTCGAGTAACTGAATCCGTAGTCAGCGACCATTGGAGTACAGTTGTCTCAAAAGCATTTACAAAGCTCATTAATAGCTCCTAATTTTGAGTTTTAGCCCAGAGCCACCACTGCGGATTCTACGGCTTTCTGTGTTGATGGATTGGACAGCGTTAGAGTATAGCACAGACCAGACCTGCATCCTCTGATCGTCCTTTAGGTACGGGGCTGATTGCATCAATGACCCGTACAGATATGCGTCTGGATTGCTAGTCAGCAGCCAGTTCGTTGTATTGCTGTCTGACAGTGCCGGGATCGGCTTGTAGTACATCAGTTCAGTCGAATACGTTGTGTCTGGCGTGGGGTAAACCTCAAAGCTCTCGCCAACGATGGCGTAATACTTTGGCTTTCCGGTCGCGCTATTCTCATTGCGGAACTTCAGCATCTCAGCGAGGCTGATCAGTTCGATCTCAGATGACTTGTCATCGTTGACATGGAAGCGGATAGACTCAAGCCAATCAGCTGGCACCTGAGAGAAGCGGGTGTCTACCTCGCCCTCTGCCCGCTCAATCATCTTGTGATGGCGGATCTCTCTGCCCATCTGGGCCTCTGCAAGCGCAATGAAGTCGCCAGCAACGCTAGCCAGGTCATCCCGGTTGAGGAAGTCAGCGATTGACGCCTTGAGCTCACTGTAGTTTGAGATTGCCATAACTTACTTCTTCTTTCGCTTCTTGGCAGTCTTCGCAGCCGCCTTGAATGCCTTTGCTGTAGGTGCGCCCTTACTGCCTGGCTTCCGCATTCTTTCCTTGGAGCCAGCCTTTATGCGCTTACGCTTTGCGTGGATGTTGGCGTACAAGCCTTCACTTGCCACGCTTCTTGCCCTTCTTGTGCTTTTTTCCACACGCCATTACTTCTTCCTCGATTTA